CAGATACCCGGCATCCATTACGATTATTACCAAATGAAAGTAAAGGATGAAAACGGAGAGTATATGGTAGATCAATTCGGGCAATTCGTAAAGGTGCGTAAGGGATTTAAATACGTTACAGAATCAGAGGCTGAAATGATGCAGTTTACAATGATGCTAACGGGCGATGTAAGCGACAATGTAAAAGGCGTTTACGGTATAGGTCAAAAGAAAGCAGAAAAGCTGTTACAAGACAAAAATACGTTTGGAAAAGTACGCGCTGTATGTGAGGCGTACATGAACGAATCCGACAATTGGAAAGAGCGCATAAGAAACAACAAGAAATTAATGATTTTCCACTAAAAAACGAAGTATGGAACAAGTAAAACAGACAGCAGTAGATTGGTTTGAATATCAACTAAAGGATAATTTAGGTAACATTGTTATAAATCAAAACTGGCAATTGTTAGAAGGTTTAATTGAACAAGCCAAAGAAATAGAGAAAGAGCAAATAATTAATGCATATTTAAAAAGTAAAAGAAAACGTACTGATTTATTAGGAGCATTAAAAATAATGGATGAGGCAGAACAATACTACAACGAAACCTATAAATCAGAATAGAATGAGAAAAGTAAAATACATTAGAACAAAAGATGATGAAATAATCATTTTTGGAGAAATTATGCAACATAGCGATTTTAGGAATTTCAATCCTATTTCGGCAGGTTTTATTTCATTTGGAATAAACAAAGATGGTAATCCGACTTGCAGTTGTTATGGGGAAAGTTATTCATTAAACATGGAAAGCAATCCTGAAGAAGATACCATGTTGGCAAAAAGACAATTAGGACTATCTTTTTGGTAATTAACCTTTAAAAACAAGTAAAATGAAAGAAAAACCTAAACAAGAAACACTTGAAGAAGCTGCTCAAAGCATAGCAATACATTGTAATGGTATTTTTATCCCAGGTGCTGAATGGCAAGCTGAAAGAATGTATAGTGAGGAACAAGTTTTATATATTTTAAATGAATTACACAAAAGCCCTCACGCATTAATGGATGTAAGTCTTAAAGAATGGTTTGAACAATTTAAAAACAAGTAAAATGAAAAAACAAACAATTAAAATGTTAGTGGTTTTGACTTCTTCACTATTAGCATCACTTTTAATACCTGTAATTGGTCGATGGTATGAACAACAAACTGGAATTTATCCAATTGGGTTCTACATCTTATCAGGAGTTGTTGGATTCTTCGTAATAATAGATGTGGTTGATAACAAAGCTAACCTTTAAATCAGAATAAGATGGAAACATTACAACACTTAATTGGGACACACGTTACAGCAATTTGTAGTTATGGAGCATTAAAAGGCCAAGAAATATTTGGTATTTTAGATCAAGTTATTGCTGGTGATTATATTGTTACTGTAATCTATGAAGATGGATCTGAATGGGATTATAGTGTAGATGAAAAAACTATTAAAGAGGTATAAATTTAAAAACAAGTAAAATGAAAAACGTACACGTAATACCAACAGAAAAACCAAGTAGATTATATTCTTTGGAAGAATTAAGAATTGGAGATTCGAGTATTAGACCTACACATTTAGGTATGTTTAACCAACACATCTACATCACTTCTGATGAAGAAATTAAAGATGGAGATTGGGTTATATCTAATCTTAATGAACTCACAACATTCCGTAGTCTATATTGCCAAAATGAATATAGAAAAATCATTTTAACAACAGACCAAGACTTAATTGCAGATGGAGTTCAAGCTATTGATAATGAGTTCTTAGAATGGTTTGTTAAGAATCCAAGTTGTGAGAGTGTTGAGGTTCATAAAAATCCTTTTTATGAGGAATCAAATTATAAACATTACAAAATCATCATTCCACAAGAAGAACCTAAACAATTAACAGATTTAGAATTTGCTGTTAAGTTGGAGGAAATTAAGAGAGAAGGTCGTGAATTAGAAAGACTAAAAGACATTGAACTTGAAGAAGTGTTTGGTAGTAGTCATTGTCAGTTTTCAGTAATTGAAAACAGTTTGGCAAAACTCTACAGAAACCAAGAAAAAATATTGAAAGCAATTAAACTTTTAAGAAATGATGATTGAAAAATATTTAGTGACCAGAGAGTTAAATGAATCTATCTTTCTGAAGGTGTTAAGATTCTTTAAAATTGTCAAACAAAAAGAGTCTTTCACACTCATTATACACGGCTATCCTTTTGAAAAAGGTGATATAGTACAACACGATAATGAGCAGTTATTAATAATTAAAAAACTAAAACAAGAACAATGAAACAAACAGCAGTAGAATGGTTGGTAACTAAGTTACCATTAGGGGTTAAAGGTGCTATATTAGATAAAATTGAACAAGCCAAAGAAATGGAGAAAGAGCAGATAATGGATGCTTTTAATGATGGCATAAATGACGAATGCATAGGTGGAAATAAATCACCAGAACAATACTACAACGAAACCTTTAAATCAGAATAGAATGAAAAAAGAAACACTTGAAGAAGCTGCTGAAAAATATGCAATTCGTAGCTTTGATAGCTTATTAAAAGATGTTGATGACCACTTTATAGCAGGTGCTAAATGGCAACAAGAACAAATGGAACAGTTAAAAGATTTTGACACATGGAAAGAGTGGAAAAACAAACAGCAGTAGAGTGGTTGATTGAACGAATGAAAACATACAATATGACTGTTTCAGTTCATAATACTAGCCATCAAAATGTAATAGACTTTTACAAGGCTATTGAACAAGCCAAAGAAATGGAAAAGCAGCAGAGGCTAACAATGCCTGATTATGATTTAGAAGATTTGGCAACAAATGCTGCTAATAACTATGATTCAAGTGGTAATTGGCATGTTGCTTATGAATTGTACAAAGAAGGATTCCAAAAAGCAATTGAGTTATTAACCTTTAAATTAGAATAAGATGAATTGTATAAAATGTGGTAAACCTGCAGATAAAAAATACTCACCTGACTTAGATGTCAAAGGTATAGGTATGTGCAATAGACATGAAGAAGAAATTAAAATAGATCTTTTGATTGCACAGTTTCAAGAAAATGGTTGGGAAAAGTTTATTAAAAAATACAGTAAAAATGCTGGAGAAAGTAACTAGAAAAACGTTTACTATCAGAGAATCTGGTAGATCTAGTGATTATATTACTCCATCGTTTGGTTACGGTTGTTTGCTACAATGTGGATATTGCTATATGAAACGACATAAACCTGAAGGTTTATCTGTTGCTAAGAATATAGGAGATATCTTAACAAGTATAAATAACCATGCATATTTCTATGCAGATGTAGAAAAACCTAATCAAACAGATGAAAAATACATCACTTATGACATAGCTTGTAACGAAGATTTTGCTTTGCATTCTAAATACTATCCTTGGCAGTATATATTTACATTCTTTAGGGATCACCCTGTAGCAAAAGCAACTCTTGCAACTAAGATTGTGCCTATTAACTTTTTAGAATTTGATCCAAAATACAAGGTTCGTATAAGATTTAGTCTTATGCCACAAAGAATCTCTGATATTTTAGAGCCAAATACTAGTAAGATAATAGATAGAATCAAAGCTATTGATGCTTTTATAGAATCAGGGTATGATGTTCATGTGAACTATTCGCCCGTGGTTATCTATGAAGGCTGGCAGGAAGATTATAAAGAACTTTTTGAAATGATGAATAACTATGTGGACTACAAAGAATTAGTAAAAGCAGAGGTGATTTTTCTTACTCACAATGAAAGTAAGCATCTTTATAATCTAGAAAAAAACATTCCTGGGGAAGAATTACTATGGACTCCTGAAATTCAAGAAAGTAAAATATCTCAGTATGGTGGTAGAAATGTTAGATACAAACATCATCTTAAAGCTGAGTATATTAAGGAATTTCGAGAAATTCATCGTAACTTAATCGACTGGAATACATTGCGTTATTGTTTTTAGACTTATTAATTATGAGAAAAATACCTGAATTTTGGCAAGGAGTACTACTAGGCTTTCCCCTAGGAGTTATGTTTTTTGCCCTTGTAATAGTAATATTTATGGAGTTTATACTAAAAGTATGAGAGTATTTAACACCATATTATTATTCATACAGTTAATACTTATATTAATAATTGTGAATTTATTATTTAGAAACTTAGATTAAAAATTATGAAAGTAGAACTAATTATGAACGGAACTGTAAAAGTCGTTATGGTTCCAGAGAATGAGCTAGAAAAAATAGCTTTAAATTTGCTAAGTAAATCTGATTTACAAAGCACTGAGATAAACTCACAAATACAAATACTAGATAAAATAGTACATGATGGTTTAATAATACAAAGTAAAACACAACAAAATGGCAAAGTATAAAATAGTTGCTGAAGATCCAGAAAAAAACATAGTGTCTGGTTTTAGAGTAATGGTAAAGAAAAATTGGTATACTCGATGGAAGTATATTAGACGAAAAGAAGATCCTTCTGCTCATGCATGGTGGTCTACAAAACGTGGTGCTCAAGCATATATTAATTTCTTGCCTAAAGACAAAAAATAACTATGAGATATATTTATAAGCAAGGCATAGATTTTGTTAGAATAATGCTTAGATATAGACGACTCAATAGTAAACTTCGCCAAAGAGCTTTTAGAGTTTATACAAACAACGAAGACGGCAATTAATCAATGATTTATTTAGTAACAAATCAACAGGCTATGTTTAGTCCTGTAGGGTATTCTATGGCTACTGTCGAAGAGTCTTTAGAATACCTGGAACAATTAGAAATTATAGGTTTCGATACAGAAACAAGAGGTTTGGATCCTTTTACAAAGGAGTTACTTTCTATGCAGTTAGGTGATCAAGAGAAACAGTATGTTATAGACTGTCAATCTGTAGATCCTAGGCTTTATAAGAAAGTATTGGAGAGTAAGATGTTAATTATGCATAATGCAAAGTTTGATCTTAGATTTCTGTATTACTATAACATTGTTCCTACACAAATATTTGATAGCTTTTTAGTAGAAAGAATCTTGACAACAGGTATAGACACAGCTAGAAGATCTCTAGATGCAGTAGTATATAAATACTGTAAGATAGAGCTCGATAAATCTGTGCGTGGAAATATCCATCGTGAAGGTCTTTCTACTAGAGTTATTAAATATGCTGCTGATGATGTAAAATATCTTCATCAAGTAAAACGTAAGCAAGAAGTTGCACTACAAGAAAAGAACCTGCATAAAACTGCAAGTCTAGACAATCAATTTGTATGTGTGTTGGCTTATATAGAATTCTGCGGTATGTATATGAATCCTGAAGACTGGCGCAATAAATGCGACGATGATCTCAAAGATTTAAACACTGTAAAATTATTACTTGATGAGTTTATACTAAACAATCAAAGCACTTATCCTCAATATATTGATAATCAGCTTTCTCTGTTTGACGATGGTATAAAATGTAAGTTAAATTGGGCTTCTTCTAAGCAAGTAATTCCGTTTATGCAAAGTCTTGGTGTAGATACCTTGACTAAGGATAAAGAGACGGGACTAATGAAGCATTCTGTAGACAAGAAAGTACTTGGCCCACAGAAGAAGAAACATCCTATTATCTCTACTTACATAGAATACACTGAGCATCAAAAGGTAGTTAGTACCTATGGAGAAAATTGGTTTGATTATATTAACCCTGTGACGGGTAGAATACATAGTAATTATACCCAAATAATGAACACAGGCAGACTATCTAGTGGCCAAAAAGGTAAACCTAAGCAAGGTATCCCGCAAATGCCTAATATGCAAAATATTCCTTCCGATAATCGTACTAGAGGATGCTTCCAAGCAGAGCCTGGCAACTTACTAATAGTAAGCGATTACTCTGGACAAGAGCAAATTGTACTTGCAAATAAATCTATGGACAAAGATTTAATTTATTTCTATCAACAAGGTCTCGGGGATATGCATTCCTTCGTAGCGTCTAAGATTTTCCCCGAGTTAAACTCTTTAACTCTTGATGAGATTAAAGATAAACACAAGGATAAAAGACAGATTGCAAAGGGTGCAGGTTTTGCTATTAACTATGGCGGTACGGGTATAACTATTTCTCAAAATCTTAGTTTGTCTATACAGGAAGGCGAAGAAGTTTACAAAGAATACTTCAAAGCTTTTCCTGGATTAGCAAATTATTTTAAAACTGAGAAAGCTAGAGCACTTAAGTTAGGATACATACAGTTTAATAATATTAGCGGAAGAAAATGTTTCATTCCTTTCTTTGAAGACTATGAGAGATTACACAAAGAAATATATGAAACAGACGGGTTTTGGGAGGATTATAAGTTGGAAAAGTCAAAAAATTCTAGTATTTTTATAAACCATTTCAAGCCAAAAGTTCGAGAATATTTCATGAAAAAAGGTGACATCGAAAGAATGTCTCTTAATTATCCTATCCAAGGTACTTCTGCGGATATTACCAAACTTGCTGGCATTTATTTTTTCAAATATCTAGTAGAGAATAACTTAGTATTTAAAGTCAAACTGCCTAATGTTGTCCATGACGAGTGGATAGTAGAAGCACCTGAAGATATGGCTAAGAATATTAGTAAAGTTCTACAAGAGTGTATGGAAAGAGCGGGTGATGTATTTTGTAAAACAATTAAACTTAGGGCAGAGCCCTGTATAACGCGATTTTGGAAACATTAAATGGAAAAGAGAAAAAGAGGAGGTAAAACTCAAGTGGGTAATCTTGATATATCTGAAAGAATAGAAAAACTAAAGAAAGAGATAGAAAAATTAGAATCTATATTATATCTACAAGAATACTTTGCTAAGATTAAAAGTTATCGGGGTATATATATGGTAGAGATGCGTAGATATTTTTCTGTAAAACTAGAACAAGAAGGTTTTTCTATATCCGAGATAGGAAGAATTATTGGTAAGCATCACTCTAGTGTTATCCATATGTTGAAAGAAAATTTTAACGATGATGTAACAGAAGTAGTCAATGCTAATGCTGATAAGTGGGTTGCAGAAGGACTTTATCCTAAAAGTTATGCCACATCTGATGTGTCTTATTTACATCCAAAAGGAACAAGAACAGTTGTTAAATACAAATTAGTACAATTATGAGTATAGATAGAACATCTAGACAAATTGAGGGTTTAAGGCGCTGGAGAGCTAGTAATTTTTGTGGTATTGCTGAATATCCTACAGGATTCGGTAAGACTTACACAGCAATTATGGCTATCAAAGGTATGGTAACAAAGGTAGGACTAGAAAGTTGCCTTGTTATTGTGCCTACACTAGAGCTTAAATCTCAATGGGAACAAGAGTTAAAGAAGAACAAGATATCTTTTGCTAAAGTCATGGTGATCAACTCTGCAATTAAACATATTCACAATGTAGATATGTTAGTGCTTGACGAGATCCATAGATATGCTGCTGAGAGTTTCAGACAGATATTTAACAAGGTAGACAGCAAGTATATTCTTGGTCTTACTGCAACTCTAGAACGTGAGGACGGCTTTCATGAAGTTATCCTAGAATACCTTACTGTGTTTGATCAAATAACTGTAGACGAAGCTTTAGATAACTTTTGGATTGCTCCTTATGTTGTTTATAATATTCCTGTGAATTTATCTCCTGAAGAACAAGTAGAGTATAACAAAGCGAATAATGCATTTAAGCATTTTGCAGCTAAACTTGGTCACGGTGGACAAGCTTTTAAGAATGCTACTAGTTATCTAAAGTCTTCTGATAAAGCTTTACAAGGACAAGCAGGTGCGTATTATAACTCTATGAGAAAACGCAAGAATATTTGCCAAAACAATATCAATAAAATATCTGTGACTAAAGCAATCATAGATCATTTTCCTGAAAGAAACGGCTTAATATTTAGTGCAACTACTGAGTTTGCTGAGTACTTACAAGATACTCTAGGAGATATCTGTATGACTTTTCACAGTAAAATCAAAAGAAAAGATCAAGAGTTAATTGTCAAAAGATTCAAAGACAAGAGAACTAAAGTTAGATTCTTAAGTTCTGTACAAGCTTTGAACGAGGGTTTCAATGTGCCTGATTGTTCTTTAGCAATTATTGCTGGCTCAACAAGTACTAAGCGCACATTTATTCAACAGTTGGGCCGAGTAGTAAGAAAACAACCTGATAAAGAAGCTATAATCATAAATCTTTATACACCTGGTACACAGGAAGAAGTCTGGATGAAGAAAAGACTAGAAGGAATTAATAAAGACAGAATTATAGTTTGTGAATTAGATGAATTTTTAAACTTATATGCTCATGGAACTAACGTTGAATATATCGAAACTGAAGAGGAAACAGTTAACGCCTGATCAATTTGTGTTATTATTTTTACTGTACCACAAAGACTTTGAAGACATAAAAGAAATCTATGGGATTAGTAGAGCTATTGAAATACGTAATAGTTTGCTAGATTCTGGGTATCTTTTAAATTCCGATAGTTCGAGTAAATTTACAGAAACCTTAATAAGCAAAAAGAGTGTCGAAAAACTGCTTGAGATTCGTAGCGATAGTATTAATTTCTTTGAGTTCTATAATCTTTATCCTATACGGGTTGGTAGTAGGGTTCTTAGAGCTGCTGGCGGTGATTCACAGCTTGCAAAAAAGCATGAAAAGAAATACTTAGATAGAGTTAAATCTATAGACAATCACAAACTTGCTATTAGATCTTTAGAAGCTTTTGTAAATAATCAACGTAGGGCAAATAAAATGCAATTTATGCCTAACATGGAGACTGTGTTAAACAATTCTATGTGGGAAAGTTGGCAGGTATTTATTCAACCAGAAGGTAACGAAGAACAAGAATGGAACACACAAACGATTTAGAGTTTACTTTAGGTATTTTAAATAATCGCAAAAAAGACTTGCTAGCACTAAAAAACATAATCAAGGATCAAGATAGCTATCATCATCGTCAAATTATGGATAAACTAAACTCTATAAACAGCGCTTTAGAAGTTTTATATACTAAAACTTGGAAGCCTGGAGACTATGAGTTTGCATTGACGATTATAAAAGCTAATCTTAATTGGTTAAACAGACAATTAGAAGTAGTACCATCTAGCAAAGAAACAATTGATGAAATAGAATATGTAAGTAAATTATTAGGAGATGGCAAAGATTAAATACTGGGACAGATTAAAGAATAGTATAGAGCGGGGCGAGAAGGGTCTTAACAAGGGCATACCTTTTCAAGGATTTACTACGCTAAGTAAGCATATTAAAAATATCCAACAAGGACGTTATGATTTAATATTTGCGGGCACTAGCGTCGGTAAAACTGCTTTTGTTAATAGTACCTATGTGTATGGAGCTATAGATTTTGTGCAAACAAATCCTGGTTACATCCATGATATAGAAATAATATACTATTCCTTAGAGATTCCACCAGAAAATCAAATTGCCAAGCATATTGCAGCTTTAATTTGGAAAGAACATGGCATTCTAACTTCTATAGATGAGATTCTATCTAGAGGTGATTTAAGGATTCGTGAAGAGGTTAGAGAGTTAATTCCTCTATACGAAGAAAGAATGCAAGAGATTCAAAACAAATACCTGCACTATCGTAGCAGTCTGAATCCTGATTTCCTGTACAAGGATCTAATAACCTATGCTGAAAAACGTGGCAAAGTTATTAGAAACGAGGACGGATTGATTGTTGAGTATATTCCCAACAATCCTGGATTAATTACCCTCATTGTCATAGACCATATAGGTTTAATAGACTATGGTAAATACAAAGATCTTAAAGAAGCAATAGACAAAGCCTCTAAGACCTTAGTATTCTTCCGTAATATGTTTAACTTCAGCCCTGTGGTTATCTCTCAGATTAATCGTAGCTCTGAGCAAATGGATCGTAGAGAGAATGACAATTGGATGCCAATGTTGAGTGATATCAAGAACACTGGTAATGTTTCCGAGGATGCAAATACTGTGATAGGTTTGGCTAGTCCTTTCTATTATCAAGTAGATAAGTGTTTAGGTTATGACATTACTAAGTTTAAGAATCGCTACAGGTTGGCTAAAATCTGTAAAAATCGTGACGGTGACGTAAATCTTTTAGCAAGTTTTCTATTTATCGGTGAGTTTGGTGGGTATTATCAATTACCTCCTGCTAACGAACTGATCGGAAAACCCGAAGAGTTGCGCAAAATTGACGAGTATTATAAAAGTAAATCAAATAACAATGCCAATAGTTAAAGAGTACGATGGTAATATCGTAGAAGCACACAAACAAGGAGTACACCTAGTTGCTAGGATTTGTGACTCAATGAAACAAACAGATGACAGGTTCTCTGGAGAATTTGAAGAAGTAGTAGCTATAGACACTGACTTTCCGTTACCTGCCTTATATAGGCTTGGTAATTATTCTGTTGCTAGAACAGAATTTGGGTCAGTGTTAAATTTCTATGTAAAGCTTCGTAAGAATGATCCAATAGAATACACAGGTCTTGCTAGTTGTCTTAAGAAACTATCTATGGAAGCTATTAATTCAGGAAACTATATAGAGTTAGCTATAGAATTTCCTAAAGATCTAGCAAACTTAGATGTTATTAAAAAGATTCTTAACTA